GAAGCCACGGCAATAACAAGAGCACCAATTCCCGTTGCAGCTATGGCAAGCTTCAGGGACTTCATGCCCTTGACAGTGTTCAAAATTCCGGTTCTCATGGCCGCAAAGCCTGAGACCGCGCCTCCGGTTAATTTGTCAAGCTGACCCGTCAACGCCCCGGTCGCGTCGCCCGTATCCTCGATGCTCTTCGCGGCTTTATCTGCGCCTTTGGCAATGTCTTCTGTTCCCTTGGCTACATTCTCAAGCTGCTTCGTTACTTCCTTTGTGTCGGCCTTAAATTCAAGGATGACCTCTTGTTTACTCACAGCCATGATAAAAGGGTTTTAAGGAGGAACACACACACACCAAAGAAGACCCCGAGGTACACGACGGCCAAGGTGTAGTCAAGCGGGATGAGCCACCACGGGAGCTCGTCTTTTACTTTGTTCGCCTGCATGAGGTCTATAGCTCTCATGATGTGCTTCGGGTCTTTCATTGTGGTTGTGTTTGTTGGTTGCGGGGACGGCATCGGTTGCCCGTGTTTCTGTTCAGCTCGTATCGGTACCCGTATTTGATACAGCACTCTTTAGAGCCATAATCCGGCGAGGCTGGGGTAGAGTTGTTAAACAGGATGGTGTTAGAAAGAGGCAGGTAAGAGGTCGGGGTGTCTTCACAGTCTACACTCGCATCCTGTACTTTTAAGAGCTTCACCGTAGCCGTGCCGTTTCCGTTGAGGTCTGTGTTTAGTTCAAGCACGCGCCAGAGAGCGTCGTCGATGTAGTACTTGTTATTCCAATTGAACTGCAATAGGTCGAAGTTGTCAAAAATTACCGTACACTCTAAGATGCGGGAGCTTTCGGCGTACAGCTCGCGGATATAGTCCTTCCAGTAGGTGTAATACAAGGTGTTAAGAGGGTTGCACTGCTGAGGCACAAAGGCCGCCTCCATGCCGAAATTTAAGTCCCGGTCGGTTAGGGTCGGGTTGTTGGCTGAGTATGGAGAGAACAAAGGGAATTGCGTGCTCGGGCCTACGGTGGTGCCTACGTCGTTACGGAGGTAGTATTCACCAAAGGAGGTGACAAGGCCACCCCAATACGCGAGCATGGCGAGAGGGTTCTCGATGCCGCTGCCGTCGGTTTGCAGGCTCCGGTGAATAGGAAACGAGCTGCCCGGTATAAGGCTGAGGATGTAGTTGCCTACGTTTGTTTCTAGTTTCTTGTCTCCCGTCGCGAAGTCGTTTCCTGAGTCGAGGACCTTAAACGCGCCGTACACCCTGTTGAGATTGTTCTCTACAGCGTCGGAGATGAAGTCTAAGCCCTCACGGTACGTCCACTCGTACTCTTTGAACTGTATGTCGGTCGTGGGTCTAAGGGTTATTGACTTGTCTCGGATGACCTTACTACTCCAATCTATTTGGGTGCCTGTGTCAAAGTAGTCGTCCCACGGCTCCACGATAAATTCGTTCTCAATACCTGAAGGGATGAACACGAGGTTGAACATTTTCTGAAGAGACAAGAGGAAGTCAACTTGCTTGAGCTCGGGCATATTGGTAGACAAGTCTACGTCCTGCCCTGACAGCGGCGCACCTACATTTGAGAAGACAATAGAAGTCGTAAAGGCGTCCCCGACTGTTGGCGTGCCTGTGCCCCCGCCGTAGATCTTGGCAGAGATGCCGTTTGTTTCTCGGTATATCTGTATCTCGTCGCCAGCCTCAAAGAGGAAGCCTTGACCAAGGACGTACTTGTTGTCGAGGGCGCCACCATTGGACGCGCTTTGCAAAAGAGTTCCATCCCACACAAGCTGCCCGGAGTTTGAAAAAGCTGGGAAGCCTGCAAACGTGGCAGAGGTTTGCGTCGTGTCTACAAGCGTCCCAATTGAGCTGCCATTCTTGTACAAGTAGATTTTAACAAAGTGCGCTGGGTCGGTTGTTTCCCACTTGCAAGAGAACGTCATGTCGTAGTAACCCGTGAAGGGACAGGTGTATTTGTACGTCGTGGCGTTGGTCCAGTTGCTTGAAGGGTCACTACCTCCTGAGATGCTGTCAACCAACTGCAACACGTTCAAAGCCGTGGTGCCTGTGGTGTCTCCGTCCAAGCCTGCGCCGCTCGTTTGGTCGCCTTCATCTAGGACGTTTATAGACGCGTTGCCGTTGTACGCGGGCAGGTAGATGTTTCCAAAGTCTGTAGAATCAAAGAAGTCAGACAGGTAAGTGAGCCCGGCGTCCTCGAAGATTTGGTCTACCAAGCAGCGTGCGCGGATATAGGGCGTGAGCTCGCCCTGCCATAGTCCGTCGTCACTTGTCCAAGGTGGGTTGTCAGGTAGGGACCAGTTGAACCCCTTGTCGATGAGGCCGTATCTGACGTCTCCACTGAACAGCAGCCCAATCCAAGACTGCGAGATATTGACGAGATTCAACTCGTGCTCGTAGTCGCTCAAATCGAGGTCGGTAAGCATCTTGTCCCCTACCGCCTTGGTCATGTTAATACCATCCGAGAAAAAGACTACTTCCACGTCTTTACGTGGGCCCGTAGTCACCACGCTCTTTACTTGGATATATCCCAAGATAACAGGGTTCCCCTTGGTCCCTAGCGCCGCCGGGTACTTCTTTTTAAAAAGGGTTGTTCCAGACTCCCCGTTCTCATCGTTTGACGGTATGTATCCGGGCTTGTCAATAAAACCCAAACGGCTTTTAAGCGAATCCGTCAGTGGCAGACTCATGGCCTGCGTGAAGCTACCCGCCGGGGCCTGTATGTTTTGTACATCAGAAAACCTCAACGCGTAGTTGATGGGCTCTGCCTTGTAGTAGTCGTGTCGAAAATAGGCAAAGCCAGATGCAGTGGTATTCCTCAGATATAGATTCAGCATCGGAGAGACTGTGTTACTTCAACTTCTAAACGGATAGGAGCCAAACGCGACGAGGCTTGTACGTGTGTGTAGTTGGTTGTCTTTAGTCTGCACGGGTACCACCTACCCTCGTATCTCACCATCATGATGGATGATGTCACAGCAGTCTTAAAAAGCTCCCTCTCTGCCTGCGTGAAAAAATCTTCCGATAAAGAAAAGCTCCTTTTACCTAGAGACTCCTGTTGGTAAGTTTCTGGGAGATAGCTTACAAAGTCTTGGAAGTTATCAATTCCTGATAAGTAACCGTCGGCGTAGGTATTTACGGTAGAAAAGGCGTCTCTACCGGAAACGTCGTAGCTGTCGTTTACACGTCCGTCAAAGCGCAGAATCTCCACCCCCTTCGTGCCCATCCAATAGAGCTGTGCTGGCGTGTGCTTCTGTGGCCTACAGTCATAATATACGCGGATGGGCTTGCACTTCAATGTAGAGGTCTCGATAAGCTCCACCTGTATGTAGTCCCAAGGCTGGGTGTTAATGTCATAACCCACTGTCCAATTTGCGTTGTCTTTGATATTGGCCGGACCTATAGGGATGTGAATCAAGCTGTCATCAAAGGCATTGATGTCCGTAGGCTTGTCGAGTAACAAAATGTCTTGTGGTGTGCCGTTGTAGTAAATGCTGTACCTTACTTGGTCCCAATTCGCGTTGTTCGTGTTCTTACCCGTCTCGTACTCGTAGTCGTAGTTTCCAAGATATAGGGCGTTAACAGTACCCTCATCTTCAAGAGCCATATCGTAACGGACAAAGGTGGTCGCTTCGCGGTCAGTGAGCCAACCCTTTTTTGTTGAGATGTCAGGGTAATAATCAAAGATGGTCTCGTAACCTCCGTCAAAGTTCCACTTCTGCTTCTTGGCAAAGGAGATAGGGATGTAGTTAAAAGAGCCTTGTAGAGCACTCTTAACCCCATTGGTTACGCTGTACACCTGAAATTGGTAACCAAGAGCTCCACCAAACAATACGGCTACGGCAGGCGTGGCGGGCGCGGGGTCTACGGTCCCGGTCCCGGCAGCCAAAACGTAATACGCCACCTCAGGCTGTGTCCATGTTGGCCTTATATACTCGCTGACATCAATCCTCGCAGTGCCACCGCTCGAGGAATATGGCGTCACGTAAGCCTCAGTTAGAGCATCTGTGTTCAAGCTTCCGTCTGGGCTCAAACGATACACCTCCACAAGCCACGTATCTATAGTCACGGCAGGGTCTGACCACTGTACAATAGGCTTCTGCCGCCTCTCAACAGGTGAGGCCGGAGGTGGGGCGAGGGAAGTGGTGCCAAAAGAAAAGGCCATCTTATTTGGGTTTGATAATTAGGTTGCCCACCTTGAAGGAGAGGCTTTTTACGAGGTCTTGGGCCAACGCTTCGCCCAACTTGTCGGTGTACTGTGGCACGATGCTCTCCAAGGCCACAGAGTAGTATCTAAGGCCCGCGATGCCGTTGCGCTTGATGCTGCGCCCAATGAGGTAGGCGGCACTTCGCAGGCGGCTTTGTGTGGCCTTCACGAACTTGCCGTCCTTATCGCGGACCCGGATAGGCTTGGCCTTCATCCACTTAAGCACGGCGTCAATTGGAGGTTGCTTCTGCTTGTATGAGAATGGTGCCCCGCGATTTTTGCGGGTGCCATTCACACCCCAATGGATGAAGGCAGCGTAAGGGAGCGGACTCCCAAACGCTACCTGCCCATCTTTGAGTTGATACGTGAGCGACTTCTGAAGGCTGCGCGAGGCTACGCCGTAGGAGCGGTTCTTGCCTATCCTACGGGAGCCAAGGGTGCGCTTGGCGGCAAGGTTTACCTCTTCGGCAAACTCGGCCAGTACCTTATCGAAGTCGTCTGTGTTCACTTGCTCTTGCCGAGGATGACAGCTTGCAGAATTCGCTTGATGAGGTCTACGACGTTATCGTCTTTGTCGGTCTCAGTAAGTGCGGTAATCGTGCCAGCGGCGGCGATAACGGCGAGGGCAATCTCTGCCCAGTTTTCCAAAATAAATTCCATTATTTAGAGGGTGTTGGTTGGTTGTTTTCGAGGTTGTCCACCTTGCCTTGTAGGGTCTCAATTTCTGACAATCGTTCGTTGACGAACTCTACGAGGCGCTCAAGCATGGCAAGTTGTTCTTTGCCTGTCACGCAAGCCTTCTCTTCGTCTGTAAATGTAAAAGGGTTATGCATGTGTGATATCTATTTCGATGCTTTGCGGCTTGACTACGATGGTCCCCGGGTTTGCGGCGATGTTCATAGTCAGGGTGGCGCTATTCGAGAGCTGCCAAAAGTTTACTGTGCCTGCCGTGCTTGTCAATTGGTATTCTGTCTCTGTGCCGTTGCCAATAATGGTGGGCGAGGCATAAACTGGGGCGGTGAACCACCCTACGCCGCTTGTGAGTTGAAAAATAGCCAAAGCCCCAACGGGCGCCGTGACGAGAAGAGTGATGGTGACTTCTACCGTGCTTGCAATCCCTACAGGCGCCCCAATTAGTTGCGTGGCGTTGCTATTCATTCCCATATTCCACCCAGCTCGGCAGTCTTGGTCAAAAGTGAGAGAGCCTCCTAGGATGCTGCCAAAAATCAAGGCTTGAACACCCGTGCCTGTTAGGTTGGTTGTAGCTGTTGAATTTGCTACCCACCGGCTTACTTGACCCGTAGCAATAGGAAAACCAGCAACCCACGCCCCACTCTGATACACGAGGGTCTGCCCCTCTACCCCTGAAGGCAAGGCGCCGCCAAAGGCCAAGGATATCTCTCCGTCTCCGTCATCTGTCAACGAGCCATTGGGTACGTTGATGGTGGCTACGCTGAGAACGTCGGG